GGAAAACGGATGGGGTGAATGTGGTACTCCAGTCGGAAAGATAAGGGCCAATCAATTAGCCAATGGCGAGAATATCAGTAGAGATACGATAGCCCGAATGGCAGGATTTGAACGACACAGACAAAACTCTCAAAAAGAGTTAGGGGATGGATGTGGTCGTTTGATGTGGTTAGCTTGGGGTGGTGATGAAGGTGTAGAGTGGGCAAGTCGCAAACTTCAGCAAATAGACAATAAGCAAAAGTTTAACTATTCATTCCAGGTAGTTAATGAGGAGGAAAGAATAATATCAGGCCCATTAATGTTAGCGGATCAATTAATCTACAGAAATAACGACCAATTCGGTGAGCATTATGTTAAGTTTTCAGCCGATACTATTAAGGCGATAGCCATTAAGTGGAGCAAAAGGGGAAACATGGCAAAGGTTAATTTAATGCACGATTCCAATAAGGTAGTGGATGGGGTTACTATGTTTGAGTCATTTATCGTGGATAAGAAAAGAGGCATCATGCCAATGGTAGGATTTGAGGATGTGGCCGATGGTAGTTGGTTTGGTTCGTTCTACGTAGAGAATCCAAAAGTATGGGATAAGATTAAGTCAGGCGAACTCAAAGGGTTTTCTGTTGAGGGAATGTTTGATTATGAGTCGGCTTTAACTCCAGAGGAGGAGGCACTCAATAAGATTGCCAAGCTATTAGATACTAATCAGGAAACTGCCTTAATAGAAATTTCAGAGGTGTTAAAAGGAATAAAGTAAGATTTCATCCATATAAGGATATAAAATCGTTTTATGAATACAAAAGAAATACTTGAAAAACTTAAAGTGACTTTTTCGGAGTTGGTAAATGGTAACGAACATTACCCTGCTGAAGCTCCTGAAATGGTCGTGCCTATGAAGGCAAAATTAAAAGATGGTACTGAGGTAGAGATTACCGAAATGGGTGTTGGTGGCGTTGTAACTATTGCAGGCCAACCTGCTCCTGCAGGTGAGCATACCTTAGAAGATGGTACTGTTATCGTAGTTGGTGATAATGGTGTTATCACTGAAATGAAACCTGTAGAAGGTGCGCCTGTAGTAGAGGACATGGGCAAAGACATGAAAGAGAAATTTCAAGCCTTTGAAACTGCTACTAATCAAAAGTTCAGTGCATACGAAACTAAGTTCGCTGATTATGAGGTACGTCTTGCCAAAGCTACTAAAGTTATCGAATGTCTGTTATCATTGACACAGACACTTGCAGAGCAACCTACTGGAACTCCTGATCCTGTAGTAGCTCAAAAAAACAATTTTTCAAAAACTGAAAAAGGTGAAAAAAACTACTCAATCCTTTTTAGTTAAACTCTAACAATTTAAATTTTAAGAAAATGTCATTTTCACTTACAGGCTTAACTGCCTACACTTCACAAAGAACCGAGCCACTGTTGACTTCAGCAGTTCTCGGTGCTAAAACACAACAGATCATCCTGGACAGCGGTATCGTTATCCCAAAGGCTAAATCTGTAGTAGCTATTCCTTTGATGGACACTGACGCTACTTTCCAAACTAACGCTTGCGGATGGAATGCCGATGGCACTACAACCGTAACACAAACTACCATCACTGTTGGTTCTATCAAAATTGAGGAGTCACTTTGTTTGGATTCTTTGGAAACTTACTTCTATCAGGAAGCTATGAAACAAGGTGCGGTAATGGATGAAAGTTCTGCTCCTGCTTTGATTCAGGCATACCTTGACAAAAAGAATGCTCGTATCTCTGCTCAGGTTGAGACTGCTTTGTGGCAAGGTGATTCTGCTTTGACTGGTTCAGGAAACGTAAACCTTAACAAGTTTAACGGTCTTATCAAGTTCATCGATGCAGGTTCTCCAGTTGATGCAAACGTATCAGGTTACAACGGTGCTACAGGTGCTATCACTGCTCTTACAAGTGGTAACATCATCGCAGCTACTGAGGCTATCTACAAAGCATTCCCTGCTCAGATTGCTTCTAAGTCAGATGCTACTATCTTCGTAGGATACGACTGGTATCGTTCTTTGATTTTGGCTTTCCGTGAGAAAAATATGTTCTCATACAATCCTCAAGACGCTAACGCTCAATCATTCATTCTGCCAGGTACAAGTATAAACATCCAACCTGTAAACGGTCTGAATGGTACATACGATGCTTACGGAATGAGTTTGTCAAACATGGCTTTGGCGATTGATTTGGAAAGCGATCCCGAGAATTACAAACTGTGGTATAGCGACGATAACGGTGAAGTAAGATTCCGTGCCAAGTTCAAAGTTGGTGTGGGTGTTGGTTTTACTTCAGAATGTGTGAAGTTCAAAGCTACTTCATTGGCTTAATATTTTGGGTGGTGGATTAAGTTCTGCCACCCTACTTTTTTAACATAATAAATTTTAAAATATGCCTTGTGCAATATCATCAGGATACACTATTGACTGTCGGGAATCAGTCGGAGGTGTCCAAACAATTTGGGTAATTGAAAAGAGTAAGATAGCATCTTACGGAGAAACTGATGGTACTTTAACAGGTATCACGATGTCTCCATCAGGGCAACAATTCTATAAAATAGAAGTGCCTCGTGCTACTGCTTTTGCTACCAATGCCATAACTGCAAGTCAGGAAAATGGCACTTTCTTTTACACACACGTAGTATCATTCCCAGTAAACAGTCGTTCAGCTACTGTGAGAAATCTTATCAATGTACTTGCTAAGAATAAATGTGTTTTCGTAGTTTTGGAAGGCGATGGGGTTTACCGTATGTATGGAGCTAAATTCGGTTTGTTCTTAGATACTGCTGAAGCAGGTTCGGGTACTGCCCTTGGTGACAGAAACGGATATATGGCTACCTTCTCAAGTCAGGAGACAGAAGATTTTATCGTTTGTCCTTCAGGCGTGATAAGTTCTAAATTGGCCTAATTGGGTTAATAAATAATACAAGCCCCGACCGATAAAAGTCGGGGTTTTTTAAGTCATGATAGTACTAACAAAAGGCGAAACGCAAAATGTTTATTTTACAGGTACGGAGAATTGTCTGCTGACAAATCCGTACTTTCTTTTTATATTTACAAATCGTGTAACGAGTGAGCAGGTCGCTTTTGTAAAGGCGAATGCAAGTACATCAGCGAGGTACGATTACTTTTCACTTGTGGTAAACACTAACTTTGCAAATGCAGAAACAGGATTTTGGACTTACGATATTTATGAGCAGGCTTCATCAAGCGGAACAAGTCCAGTCGGAAAGAATAAAGTTGAAACAGGGTTAATGTATTTGCATCCTGCAGACACTTACGAGCCGATGCAATATGATGAGCAAAATAACTCATTCAAAACATACAACGGATAAAAATGGAAAATAATTATAATCATATTGTTTTACAATTCGACACTGCACAGAAGCCGAAGTTTGTAGAGAATAAGACAAAGGGATGGGTAACTTTTGGAATGAATAATGACTATCCTAAATACCTTTTAGATTTATTTAGTGAGTCACCAAAGCATGGCGGTATTGTTAAAAACAAGTGTACATACATATACGGTAAAGGGTTTGAGGAATCAGGTCAAGCGAATGGAGTGGAAACCTGGAATGATATTTTAAGAAAGGTAGTAAAGGATGATGAACTTTATAGGGGTTTTTACTTTCAGGTTATATGGAATAGAGAAAAGAAGATTAAAGATATTTACCACATCGAATTTCATAAGGTAAGAACGAATGCAGAAAAGACAGAGTTTTATGTGAAAAATGATTGGTATAATAGTCGTGAAAAAGAAAGGGTTTATCCTGCTTTTAATGTAAATGATCCAGTAGGTGCTCAGATATATTACTATAAGGAGTACAACCCACTTTCAGATATTTACCCTTTGCCATCTTACTATCAGGGTTTGAATATGATTGAAGCTGACATCGAGGTCAGTCGTTCACTATTAGGAAATGCAAAGCAAGGGTTTTCGGGTTCTAAACTTATCAATCTTAATAATGGAATGCCTGATGCAGAAGAACATAAAGGCGAAGTTGAGAAAGGTTTGTTAAAAAAGTTTACAGGTAGTGAAGGTAAGCGTGTGGTTATCATGTTTAATAAGAGCAAAGAAAACTCTGCCGAGATTCTTGACCTTGGTAGTTCAATGCTTACCAAAGAAGATTTCACGAATGTTAATACCTTAATTCAAAGCGAGATTTTAACAACGCATCAGGTTACTTCACCTGTTCTTTTTGGTATCTCTACTCCTGGTTCATTAGGACAAAGAAACGAATTACGTGATGCTTTTGAGATATTCTCTAAAACATACGTTAATGATAGGCAACAAGTAATTGAGGAAATAATAACTAAGTTTAGAAACCTAAAAGGTGAGCAAGGAGAGTTTAAAATCCAACCGTTAGAGCCATTGTCTTTTGAGTTTGGCGAAAGTATTGTTAGTCAGAATTTGACAAAGGATGAAATCCGTGAGGTAATGGGTAAACAACCATTAGACCAAAACGTAAAAACGGAGGCACAAATAGTTACAGACAACATAAATGCCATGAGTCCACTGGTGGCTAATAAGGTTCTTGAATCAATGACTAATGATGAAATAAGAAGTTTGGCAGGGTTAGTACCAGCAACTGGTTCACTAACTACTCCAAGTGGTTCACTAAGCACTGCTACTGGTTCACTAAGCGCACCAGTTCAACAATCAAATGAAGCAATAAAAAATCTATCAGGCAGACAGTATCAAAATGTCATGCGGATAGTTAGGCAGTTCGGGAACGGAAAACTAACTAAGCAACAGGCATCACTGATGCTCAAAAACGGATTTGGTTTTACCGATGATGATGTTAATACTTTTTTAGGAATAGATGACAGCCCACTGACTGATGATGAAGTACAAAAGTTTAGTGCTGATCCTGAAATTACTTTGATACAAGCGTTTTCAGAGTTTGGAGAAAGTAGAGACAGTTTTGAAATCCTAATGAGTACTCCTTTAAGTCACTTTGAAACCTTTGCAAATGAGTATGAAATAGACCAACTGCAAGCTAATATATTGGGCCTCTATGATAAGGATAAAAAGATTACTCCCGAAGTTATTGCTAAAAGTTTAAAGGCAAATATAGACGATGTAAATACTGCGATTAAGGGTTTGATTGATAATAAGATTATCAGCATTAAAGAGGTTAAAGTCGGAGTTGATAAAGTAATTGAAACTAAGGTATTGAAACCTGCATCCGAGTTACCTGGAAAAGATAGCAAGGTGCGGTAATGGATGAAAGTTCTGCTCCTGCTTTGATTCAGGCATACCTTGACAAAAAGAATGCTCGTATCTCTGCTCAGGTTGAGACTGCTTTGTGGCAAGGTGATTCTGCTTTGA